TGCTGCGGCAAAATGGACGGTGGTGATGTGCTCAGCCGCATTCACAACGGGTGCAACGAGATCGGAAATGCTGGCGCGAGGTGAGGGCTCTTCAAGGACGAACTCTCGTGTGCAAAGGTTGTCACGGTCCGCAACGTCGAGTTGGCGGCGACCATCAAAATCGGCATCAATGAGGCGGCGCATGTTCTGCGACATGAGGACGGCAGGGAGCGTCGTAACCTCGGAGAGCTCTCGCTCCCACTCGACCTGCATTTCACGTGTCCACCCATAGTTTTTGAACAAGCAGGCCCAACTCTCCTCGGTGTCCTCTCCCGGAGCATTGGTGAAAACGCTCCAGAAACCAGAATTCTCGGTCTTAGCAGTGACGTGTCCAGTAATGGCCAGAACACGATCAACATAAGCACGGAACGGGGGAATTGAGCGAGAGATCTGATACGAGCTAAGGGCCGCACCACGAGCGTATTGCACAGCTTCTTGCTCCGATTGTGCGGTGAGGGAGTGACCACCCTTGCAGAGGGTGCGGCCAAACTTCGGGGCAAGAGTGTAGCCTTTGGAGTCCTGATAGATGCGTGCCGAGCAGAACTCAGCGTTGAACGCATCAGGGCGGTGGACCGCAGTTGAGGTGAAACCGTACTTGGCCATAACGGCCTTCCAATCTATGCGAGCACCAACGTAGGCCATGGTGTCGTCGTCACCCGTAAAAACGAAGGCCGCATGGTCGCGGAATTTCTCGAAATTGCTGATGCTACGATCCTTGCAGAACTCGTAAGCGTGGACTGCAGCATTGAAAAGGGAATTGAGAAGAGCAGTCCACGCAACGCCCGACCCCATCTTGCCCATGACTTCAAAAATAATCCCGCTCGGCATGACGCCAACTTTGTGTTGCTCGGCACGGCAAAGGGCGACAACGTAAGCGGGGGCGCCGAGCCAGTCGAGTAGCTCAGCGAAGAAGCCAAAGAAGAGAGCCCTGAAGTCCCCGTCCCAGTTCGAGACGTCGTCCTCGTCGATGGTGCCATCAGGGCCGAACTTCATGAGATGCTCAGCAACCTTGCGTGCGTCCTTACCGATCCCAATCATGAGTCCGTTGGTGCCATCGAGGAACTCAGAGACTATGGACTGAGCCGCTGTGAACCAAGGGCCGGTGCGGATTGTGAACTCAGCGTCGCACCCTTGAATGAGCCGGGGGGCTTTTGTGGGTTCCTCTCCCAGGGCGGTGTTAACCGCAAACTCACGCTTGATTGTACACTTGTGGCGCGATAGCATCTTGGCCTCACGAGGTGTGTAGCTGGGCGAATCCCACGAACCATCGCGCTTCATCTCTTCATAGCGCTTGGTGTATGCCGCAATAGCACTGGGACGGGCACCACACTTTTTGATCCAGGCTTCAAATGGCATTGGAGCGACGCGACGGCGGGGGCCAAACAAGTGTTGGCGATTGGCCTTGACCCACGACATGAAACCGCGATAATTGTCCGTGTCAACGGGTTTCTCTGCCCCCAAAATCCGCTTCTCAATCGCGCGCAGGTGGTTGTTGACGTTGTTGGCGTAAACCTGCGGGCCGTAATGGACGCTCGAGATGCCGCCCGGATATGATTCCTCCTTGACGGCATGGGTGTCGGACGTCTCAACGCGTGAGAGATCAACGAAAGCATCGGGATTGCGGGGCTTATGGAGAGCGGGAGCGTTGGTCGAGACGATCCTTGTTTTCTCGACAATAGACGCGCCACGAGCCGGCTGAAGCCAGCGCGCCCCAACGGAAGCCGTGATGAAGGCGGACCCCGCGGCGGAAGCCACGTCCAGGGCCACACCGCAACCAAGGAGTTTGGCGGTGTAGGCACCAGCGACTGCGGCAAGCGCCGATGCGGTGCCAAGACGGCGAATGTGCTTCGTATCCACATTGTGCGCGTGGAGGGCCGCGAACGCGCTACGACGTTCTTCGCGACGAATGTTGGAAGCCACTATGGGCGCATAAAAGAGAGCATCCTGGACTTGTGATGGGGTGAGAGTGAGCGGGCGAATGATGGATTGAACGAGTGTGACGGCGTTGCGATGAGCCCCCAAATTGCCGGCGTCTGGTTCCGTGAGGTAAAGTGAGGAGACCTGCTCGACGAGGCCCTTGGGTAGAGCGACCTCATGCACATCACGGTCGGTACCACCTTCGCGGAAGCCAATCACGGCATCACAGGCGCTGCCGGGCGCATCCTGGGCGAGGCCTCGCACGCTAGGGAGACGCACGGTATAGGTGTCAAAGTTAGGCTGATATGTGCGACCCTCCAGGTTGGTGATGTGGGTCGGCGTGGGTTGCACATGCACGACCACAGGCGCAACGCAGCAGCTCGGGCCCTCTGCTTTAGGCCTGACAGGATTCTCGCCGTGCGGAACCCACAAGCCGCCACTAGACGGTTGGGACGTCATGGGCGGCGCACGCTCAGATGATTGGATCGGGGCGGCGGCGTCGGCCTTCGAAACCGACGGTAGTGGGGGGGGGAGCTCTGTGAGGGCCGACGATGCGGAGACGGCCTTGGTTCGGGCCCACTTGAGCATGCCACGAGGTAGAGCTTTTGCACCAGAAGGGAGTGGGCGTTGAACGCGCGGATACAAGTCACGGGCTGACTGTGGGGCGGCGGCTTCACTAAGCTGGCGTGATTCCGCGGCCTCTTTCCGTTCACGCTTTACAGCGCCCATCTGTGCATTGATCGCTGCGAGACGGGTGGCTCGGCGGTCAGCACGGTGTCTGTCACGCATCGCATTGCAGATGGTGAGGATTGACGCCTTGCAAATTCGCTGCGTGTGCACGCCGTTCGCGGACTTAAGAATGTCAGCATAATGATGGGCGTGAGTAACGAGGCTGCGACGATCCGCGGCCTTGAGCATGGCGGTGGACGGGACATGAAGGTCCCGGACACATGTGATGGTTTCGAAGGGCACTCCGGTCGCGATGGCGGTAGCGGGGTGGTTGTGGATGAACCGTTCGAGGCGGGTGATGTCCGCATCGTATAATGGTTCCGTGGCCGGGGAGGACTTTTTCTCTTCCTCCACCGGTTGAGCGTCGTCACGCTCAAGGCTTGGGGGTGCAGATGCACCCAGTGCACAGTCTATTGTTGCCCGACTGGCTGTGTGAGGGGCGGGGGGATTTGGCGACGACATATTGAATTACGGAATTCAACACCCACGGTAGCGATCCGTTGCTTTGTCAGAGGTAGGAACACGCAATGCTCCGGTTCGTATTCGACCGGGTCCTGTTTCTCAAGCTACTAGGGGGTCTGGAGTTTGCCAATCACGTGCCAGAGGCTGGGGGTCTTGCGACTACTTGCGTACATTTAAACGTTTTCATAACTTGGCCACAACACCATACGCGGTAGGTATGGTGCCAGCTTCATGAGCACTTAGCATGCATTCCTCTCCTGAAAGGTTGCATGGTCCGAAGACGTAACTGTGATGACTCGCACGTTGTAACGTGCCGCCCAAAGCGGTTTATGGTCACGAGCAAGGTTTTCAGCCTTGATACCGGACAGGGGCGTTAAGCCGGTCCGGACAGACACCCGACCA